AATGATATTATTGTTATTTGGTTTTCTACCAGTAACACCATCTCCGAAATAAATTTCATAATATTCTGCAGAATTTTCTTGTAGGTAATATACCTTAGATGTGGAATCTACACCAAGCAGAGTTTCAAATCTCGTATAAATATCGAATGCTGTAGACTCTTCGTTCTCTTGGATACGAACTCTTAACGTGCTCGTATCTGCATCATTGTCTGACAACTGAAATTTCTGATTCTCAATATCATTGTCAACTCTATATTTAAGTGACTTATAATAACCTTGAGCAATATCTACATTATTAAATGTGTATGTTTTAGTACTACCACTAGCAACCAGAGTAGCAGTTTGAGTCGATACTGTAACATACTGATATTGTTGTTGGGCCACTGTAGTACTCAACTTAGTGCCACGTGGCATAGTTAGAGTATTAGGCAGAGTTCCAACTTCCGAAGTAACATCAATAACAATATTAATTAATGCTCTAGGTGCAAGAATAGAACGGGGTACATAACCCAGAAGTTTAGCTCTTGTGACTACGTTACCACGAATCTGTGCTGAGTCCAAGAATGCTTCATTTAATGAGAAGTGAGCAGCCATTGCATTATAGTGTGTATTATAAGCCAATACATCAAGTAGTGTAGAAAGACCAGAACCCTCAAAGTCATAGCCGTTAAACTCTGACTGGGTTTTTAAATAATTTTTAAGATTCTGTTTTATCTGATCAAAATCTAGTTCCGTTACATTTAAGTTACTCGCCATGGATTACCTCAACCTTCTTAATACAATTTCAACTGATTCGTTGGTATTGAATTCTTTTATTTTAAACATTACTGTAATGTTGTATGCGTTCGAGTCGTCTACATATTTAATTTCTATGCCTCGTAGTGTTACTCTTGGCTCATATTTTTGTATAACTCTTCTTATATTATCCTTCAGTGCAATTTTAGTAATAGCATCGGCTGGTTCAAAGAGTAGTGCTCTTAAATTTGCACCAATATCTCTACTAAAGGGTCTTTCGTAAAAATTACTAATTAACAAATTCTTTACAGCATTCTTAATAGCGTTATCATCCTTCAAAGGTATAATATCTTTTCTAACAGGATGTAATGTTAAAGACAAATCTAAGTCTCTCCAGCCCTTTACTCGGGAGGTGACTCTCGCTTTCTTTAAATCTCCCGATATACTTCTGTCGGATAGTATTGTAGTTGAACTTGTCATAGTAGTATTTATACCTTTTTAGTATAGGTTTAATGAGATACCATAGATCACTTTGGTGCGCCTGTATCACTGACACTACCGGTGGCTGCCGTAGCTGATCCTGTATGTTTATGAGTGGATAAGTCAATACCGTTTCCGGTCACCTCTCCTGTAGCACTTATAGTAGAAGAATTTGTTTGAGCAGCAGTAACGTCTAGAGTTGATTCCAACGTTGTTGCAGCAGTGACTGTTAAAGTACCAGTAATTTTGGTATTCCCATCTATATTTATTATATCATTAATAGCATCAATTTGTATACCACCTTCAGCATCGATAAGAATAGTAGTGCCACTTGTGTGTTTAACATTAAGTCTTTCTGCACCTTCGGTATTATCTATTTCAATTAAGTGTCCTGCTTTGGACTTATATACTTTATTCTCTACTGATGATTCTGTAGGAATATCTTGGACACCTTCAGTCTGTGTCGCAATAGAACCCATTACCATAGGGTCTTGTGCACTAGGACCATCTCTAAAGAACCCTACTACCCATGAACCAACTTCTAAATGATGGTTACCACCTACACCTTTACTTGACGCGGATGTATTCGGCATAACAACTGTTGCCCAAGGCAGTTTAGTAGTATCAGTAACGCCGTCATAGAACCCTAGACAATGTACCTTTACTCTGTTTAAGTTTAGTGGGTCAGTAATATCTTTTACAATACCCGTAAACCACTCAAACTGGCCGCCAATAAATTCATCAGCCTTCATGTCTCTATTACCTCTGTAGAATTCTTCGTGCCATCTAGTTTTAGAATATCATTTAAATCTGCATGGAATGAATTGGATTTTATTTCAACCTGTAAAGAATATTCGTCTGCAAATTTATGTATAATAGATGCAACTAAATATTTACCAGACTGCATTTTATCTATAGGACTAGATTCATTATCAGCGGCCGAAGTTTTATTCACCTGTATTTTTATTAACTGTCCAGATTCTAAATTAAAATTTCCTGGGATTACAATATCATGCACAATAGTATCTTCTGTCGATAAGTATGCTTGACACTTACCCATACTTTCAATAGAGGGGTCTTGATAATTAAATTGACTGTCTCCGTATGCCAAGGAGTTACTAGAAATAAAATAATTCTTACCTGATGCTATTTTATCTATAGGTTGTCCACCATACTGATCATTATTATTTCTTTTAGGGAATGGATCAAAGGCATTTAATTTCTTAACGCCTGTATAATTATATTTTTGACCGGCTACTTTATAAGTTTTAGTAGCAATATCAATGGATCGTGTTGTAGATGCAAACGCACCCTCTCCACTCGCAATATACTTGGATAAATTAAGGTCAGAAGATAATTTGTTTATTCTCCTTGAAGTTTCTGTATAGAATTCTTTACTACCAATAGTAGATTTTAAAACTGGAGAGTGAATATATGTTGCTACTACATCGCTATCTGCAAAATCCTCATATGACTTATACTTAACTTTACCTTTTAAAGTTTCATAAAAATAAAATGGCGCACCAGTAGTAGTAAATGAATTACTATTCAACCATCTAATAGCGGCCAAGGGACGCAATTTAGGTATAATACATTTAATATTTTTATAAGTGGAAGTATTAACATCTAAGTCTTTTGGTAAAATTCTCAAGTCTGATGTGCAGATATTTTTTATAATAGAACCAATAGTACCTTCTTTAAACTGATCTAATGTCTTGCTATTATTAACATACGCGTGTTTAGAAAGCAACCGAAAAACATAGGTGGATGCACCATTCATTTTCCTTGCAAAATCAATTATCTCTGAAATATAAAATGTATGTTGATGTTTTTCTGTTTCTTTTGTATCAAGTTCTTGTCTCTTAATAAGCAGATCAACCTTTTCATCACCATTAAGTTTAACCGATTCGAATAAATTAACACCATCCATAATAACCATTTCAGCATCAATAGATGATGTGTATATACTTTCAGTGATAGTAATTTCTGTAACCAGAGATTTAATATCAATAATAGCTCCATCACTAGCAGTGAGATTACACTCAGATAGTATATATGAGCCGGGTGTTGCTCCTGCTGTTCCTATTAGTCTGGTAGTATTTCTAGTCATTGTTTAATAGTTCTTCAAATTTATCTACGAATTGACTTATATATTGAGGCGAAACAACTCTCATTCTAGACCTAGATTCGTTTGCATCCTCAAGATGGGCTCTATTACTAATAAAACTTAAAAGGCTTTCTGCTTTAGCACCTTGGATGAAAATTCCATTATCAGATACTCTCTTTTCTATATCGTTTTCTGCATAGTAATAATATGGAGCGTCTAAGTATTTATATACTCTATATGTATCCACAGAATCTTCAGTTGTACCACCAGTAACAACTTCTGTCTGGTTAGGAACTGCATCAGGATTTCCAATAAAGGTACCAGTACAATTCTGAACAATCAATTGATTTAAGTCTATAAGTTTTTTAGTAAGAGTACCAGTAGCACTTCCTTGAGAGCCCGTTAGAGTTTCTCCTAATTTAAATCTACCAGATAAAGAATTTTCGTGGTCAATAATTAATTGGTCAGTGTTTCTTCTAATAACAGGCCTAGTTGTAATAGCAAATCCATCATATTCGGTTCTCATATACTCTTGCAAATCTTCTTGTGACATAGGCCAGGACGCAAGTCCATCGTGAAGATATTCATTAACAATAAAGAATGTCCAATAGTAATCAGGAGTGCCGTATAGTCTTTGCGAAATAATATCTGGTCTCTCTCCATTTTTTATTTCATAAAATGTATATGCTGATATATCATCAATAAATTCTCTAAGTGGCCTGATTGACCTGTATATATTAACAACGTTTTGTAGAACACCTGTATTATTAAGGTCATATCCTATTTTTGGAAATAATTTAAAAAATGCCATTATTCAGCTCCCTCTTCTTCCGAAATTTCTGCTGCTTCGTATAACTCTTCGCGTGTGAGTGCTTTAACTTCTTGGAAGGTAAGTGCTATATCAATCTCTACTGGTTGTCCTTGATCATGAAAAGCATTAGTAGTAGAGTTATATGTTGTCTGTAAGGATAATAAATAACATTCATTAATATGCGGCATGTATTTATTTTTATCACCACCATTAAAAAATTCAATCTTAAACCTATTTGGATATTTTAAAGTAAATGCTCCAGCCCTTTCAGGATACATATTATCTCTAAAGAAGTTTTCAATTTCTAGTGCAGTATCAGCCTCTTTACTACTCTCTGAGACAAGTTTAAATGTGAAACCGAAAGACCTAATACCACTTCCTGTATATTGAGTTTCTGTATATGGGTTAGCAGCAAGGCCCTTTCGTAGGTTAGATAGGCCGCCTGCCATACCACCAAGCCCAGAGGAACCTAACTGTGCACCTACCAGAGCCCCGGCCTGTGCGGCCAAACCTTTTACATCGGCCTCTGTCATTGAACCAATACCATCACCGCCTGCTCCGCTTTCTATGCCGCCTACAGCACCTAACTCAATGCTAGTATATGAAGCAGCATCCGGTACAGAGAATCCTAGAGGTACGAATAAATGACATGATCCGCCAATATTGTCGCCGTCCATATATGCAAACCTAACATGAGCAGTTCCGCTGTCCGCTTTTGCTCTAAGAGATTCTGGAAATACTAATGGCGCTCCGCCATCAGCTTTATCTGCATCACTATTTGTTTTTGTTTCAGCGCTCATATATATTACCCTTATAAATAATAATTTACTATAAAGGTATTTATAATGGCTTACAGAGGGAAATACACAATTAAAGACAAACGAAAGTATATGGGTGATGCCAGTGCAGTCGTTTATCGTTCACTATGGGAGAGACAAGCATTTAAATGGTGTGAGTCCAATCCTAGAGTTAAGAAATGGAATAGTGAAGAGGTTGTCGTTCCGTATAAGTGTAAAACAGATAACAAACTTCATAGGTACTATGTAGACTTATTAATCGAGCTTGATAACCGAGAGATTATATTAATTGAGATTAAACCAAAGAGTCAAACAATGCC